CTTGCGACAACTTTATCGTCGATAGATAGTTTAGCAGCGCAAGCCGCGCCCACGATGCCGCTATCGCGAGTGACTGTAATCAAGGCGCTATCAGCAGTTGCTGTGCCATACAAGGTCGGGCTCACAGTGCTAGTTGATGTGGCGATTTTAGTTGAGCAACCGCTTAGTAAGGCGATAGTAATACTAGCTCCAATCAGTAATTTCATAATATCCTCAATATAGGCAAAATATTATAATACCGACTTTTGTTGCGGGCGTCTAACATTACCTTTTTACATAGCGACGGTCTATCTCGCCATTTTGGCGCATCATTTTGCGCACTTCACTGGCGACAACCGCAGCTATTCCTTGTCCGACTTGTTTGCCATATGCGCTGTTTGATTCAACAGATGAGTTGCCATCCATTGATACAGTCACACTGATATTGATATTTGGGGCGCTAGATTGGCGCTCATAAGTGCCATTGCTCATCGCTTCAAGCTCTGGACGATACTTACGAGTAGTGGGTGCATCCATAACCTGTTCTCGGCCATGGACGAATCCAACAATCTGATTTTCTGGTGCGTTCCCTGTATATCCCCCAGTTTTATATCCTGGCAGTTCCAGTGTCATTGCAGATGCGGCGCTAATAATACGCCCAAATTCTGTAGCGATGGTAGCTGCTCCAGCAATTTTTGTGGCCATTGTTGCGCCTTCCGCCATGGCGTCGCCCCATGCTTCATACATATTTAAACCGGCAGATGCCATCACAAACGATTGCTGTGCGCCAAACATGATCTTGTAAGCGATATTTTGCTCACCAAGCATGGTTTTCAATGAGCCTGCCATTGCACCAGCTATATCTTGACCCGAGGTAAGCGCAAGCTGGTAGGCGGACATACTATACTGTTGCCGGGCTTGCTCTTTTGCGCGAGCTGCTTCTTGCTCCGCAATAACCTCCGCATCCAAAGCGTCTTGAATGATCTTTAAGCGGTCTGCAAATTGCTGTTTAATACCATATTCGGCAGCATAACCACCAAACTGTGCTTTCTGAGCTTGATAAGCATCATTAGCGCTATTACGTAAATCAAAAGCAGCTTTTGCCTCCTGAGCATTGATAACAGCGACGCGAGCAGCACGTACATCATCAGTAAGATTGCGTGTTAGCTCAATCTCTTGGCGCTCATACTTGTAACGTTGCTCAATGAGCTGTAGCTCAGTTTTCTGATGATCACTTGCAGCATCTAACTCTTTAGTGCGCGCAAACTCAATTTGAGCAACTTCATAATCGCGCCGTTCATTGATTGCTGCTTTAAAGCGCTCAAAATCGTCAGGCGTATAATCAGTGCTCAACTGGATATTAAGTAACTCAAGGCTAGCATCCGTCATTTCACGCGTTATATCGTCAATAAACGGTGAGCGAATGGCGTCAAGGCGCGATTCAATTTCCATCTCAAATCGTGCGATGTCAGATACCATCTGAGCATTAAGAGATTTGTCAGCTATTTCTCTTTGTTCTGAGGTCAAGTCAAAGGCGGATTGTGCAAGCTCAGATTCTTGCTGATAATATTCCTTCAGCCGTGTACGCTTATCGGTTAGATGGTCGGTAAATTCTCCTAAACGGCGGCGTTGGCTGACTTGCAGCTCTACATCGGCTTGCGCAAGCAAACGCTGCTCGACGGCAAATACCCTTTTAAGTGTTTCTTCACTCGCACCAGACATGGCGCTTTGTATTTCCGACCAACGACGCTTAAATTCGGTTTCTAATTTGACAAATGGGTCGTAGTCGCCACGAATATCTTCGATAAACCTTGCGTCTTCACGCATTTTTTTATTTATTTCTTCAAGCTGTCGCAAGCGCTCTTGCGCTTCTTTTTCCCGCTGTTTTGCGAGGGCTTTTTCAGCAGCGGCTTGTTTTTTAGTTTTTTCGACAGATTTCTCTTGTTGAGCGTCGGCTTGTTGGCCATATCGTGCCAACTGATCGCCAGTTTCTTTAGTTCCTTTACCTAATGCAGCTATAGCGGCGGCGGCATCGCTATTGATTTTGGCGCGGCGAGCCATAAGGTTATCAAATCGAGTATCGATTTGATCTTGTAGGCGCGTTGCATTTGCGGTACTGGCCACCAGAGAGGCTTGACGTTTGCTCAAAGCGTCAGCAATATTAAAGACGTTTAAAGGATTTTTGCCAAGGTCGACAGCGGCTTGTGCGTTGATTGCAAGCTTATCTAGCCAAGCGAGCGCTGTGACAGCAGTACTTTGGACGGTTGCTTGGACGATAATAGACCACTGTGTCCAGTCACTTGCCATAGACAGCAACGAGCGGTTGTTTGCATTTCCCATATCATTTAAGCTTTTACCTAAATGATTGCCAGTGCCGTCTATGGCAGCTGTGGCGTCTTTCTCAAAACCGGTGAAAGCAAGCGAAAGTAAATCAATCGCAGCATTAAACTCAGGGCCTTTAATAAACGCAGTCATGTGCTCAAGCGCAGCAGTTGTTCCTTCAACCGCCTCTTTCATTATGTCGCCAATACCACTTTGGGCGATAGCAAGTTTCAAACCATCCATGGCGATTTCAGCTTGTGAAATGCGGCCGTTAAGCGTGTCCATTTGGTTTGTCATGGCACCAGCAAATTCGACTTCACCTAATCCCATTAGGTATTTTTCAATCTCGGCGGCATTTTGACCAACTTCGGTTTTTATTCCTCTAAAGGTAAAGGTAACGCGGTCGCCTTCCTTGCTTGATTTGATACCAAATTCTTTCAGACGTTCAAACTCACCGGTTGCCGCGTCAGCGACAGCTTCGATCATCTGCTCCATGGATTTACCCATAGCAGATGCAGTATTGCCGTAAGAGGTAAGCGCACGCTCGGAGGGTGTCAAACCTAAGTTAACAAGCTTTGTAAATCCAATAACCGACTGCTCAAGATCATACGGCGTTTGCGCGGCAAATTCATTTAAAGCAGCCATAGCATGGGCGGCGTTTTCATAGCTCCCAGTCGCAGTGACTAATTGCCCCTGCATTTGGTCAAACTTACGTTGGACAGGGACAATGGCTGCCGCCAGACTTCCTACCGCAACACTGGTTACGGCAAAAGCTGCTGTAGCGCCTTTAGCAACTACAGCGGCTTTTTTTTGCATATCGCCCATAGCAGAGCGAGCATCTTCACTCGCGCGGCGCATGTTGCGGCGGAAGTTGGCTGTATTGGCATGCAGCAAAATTTCAAGACGTGACAATACTCCACCCGCCATGACGTTGTCCTTTATTTAATAGGTTTGATGGTTTGCTTTTCAAACATCGCGGCCATACGCTGGGTAGACTGCGCAAGCGCATCGCGTTGTAATGCTTGATCGTGTTGTTCGCGTTGCTCATCGGTCATCGGGTATGGGTCGATGAGGATAAAATCGCGTAAAGCAGAATCTTTATTGCCAGAGCCTATCTTTGCGAGTAGCGCGGTGTTTAGGTCGTGGCGATAGCCGCCAATTGGGTCCAGTATGTCGAACGCTTGCCAATCGATAAGTTCATCAGTACTAATTTGAGAAGTTAATTCGCGTACTGTTTTCCCAAGATGTGCGGCCAACTTAAAAGTGAATAGTCGCTGACGATTGGTTAAGAGTTTTTTTTGGCTGCATCGACCGCTTCGTCAATCGGTATGATAAAGCCATTGGCAACGTTGTATTCATAGAGGATTTTGTTAGTCACGCTAGATGGTAAGCCTTTAATTGATTCAGCATCTTCAGTGGTAAAGATGAGTGCGCCTTGTTCGTCGCAGGTAACCAATGTCACGCCGATTGCATTTTGCTCGGTTTTTTCAAGACCTTTGATAGCGTCGTTAAACGCATCACGTTCAGCGAGTGTATGACGTTTTACAAATACATCTCCGCCAATTTCTGGTAAGGAAACACGGATAGGCGTTAGGATTGCAGCGCAAGCACTCATTAAAGCTGATGCGGTAAGGGTGTTTTTTGCTTTAGACATATCATTGCTCATTTTTTTTAAGGGATAAAAAACGATGCTTTTTAGGGCATCGCGGGTAAGTGTTTCTAAGTAGGTCTAGATTATGGCGTTATCGTTGCGGTTGGCTCAGATGTGATAGTAATGGTGCCCTGCATACGGATTTTCTTTTTCGTATCGTCAGTCGATGGCGTGAGCTTACTGACCATGCCTTTGAACTCACGACTGAGCGTAGGAGCATTGGTAAACTTAAACTGCCATGTTAGCTCGGTATTGTCATCATAAGCAGCTTGAATAGCGAGATGCTGAACATCCGCAGGATCGAGTACAAACTCAAAGTCAATTTCACTGTCTTCAGTAAAGTCAACAACCGCTTTCACAGTGCGTTTGGCGTCAGTAGGAGTGACATCATCGAGTGTTTTCTCAGATGTTGGTGGGTCGCATTTCTGTAAATGTTTGACCTTGTCAAATGTAAGGCCATCTGTACTGACATGTAGCGTATAGTACGCATCAACTAAATTATCTACTGCCATGGGTCGTGCTCCTATCTATAGGTAAGTGGATGGTGTTGTTTGCCACAGCCCAATATCGATGGACTGCCTAAATAGCTTGGCGTCGGTGTCGTACATCTGCTGAGTGCCAAAGTAATCAGTAGTTTGAATGTTGCTATTAATCACGCCTAACACATCGTTTGACAACTGCACAGCGGCATCATAACTTGGGTCGTAGCAGTCTATTTGTACGCGTACCCATTCATGTCCTGTTGCGCCATCAATAGTGTTTTCAGGTAAGTTGCTAATAACCTGCCATACGATATAGGGTGTGTTTTTTACGCTGCCCTCGGGTACGATGATTGGGTATATTCTGCTATCAACCAATGGTGATAGGAGCGGGTAAAGTTGGGCGCCGACTATCATAAGATTGCTCGCTGTCAAATTTTTGGTAACAAAAAGCCCACCGATCGGTGGGCTTTTCTTCTTATTCATCGCCTAAATTTAGATAAACATAATAACCATAAGGTGGGTTTAAAACTAATACCCAATAGTTATTCTCTATTAAGTCATTTATCCATATCTGTGCCCAACTTAATTGCTGCGCTGGTAGTTTGCGTTTAGGAGAATATCTCATATTCAATTCTTAGGAAAAGGATAATTACCATAAATACGTAAAATGCCGTTTGGTTTATCTATATGGATTCTATGCTGTATCTTAGCTGAGGCAACTTCATCATCCTTATGATAAATATCAATCTTATTAGCTTTGACTAGATCCATCTTATAATCACTAACTGTCTGGTTATAAAGCATTGGTTTTAAATGGCTGCCGTCTACCTTGTAACCAATAACTGCAGTTTTAGGAGCCATAGCAAATATGTCATCATCTCCAAACCGTCTAGAGTAAGCTAAACCTACCATTGAGTCTTTCAATTCTAAATTAGCAAGATCGAAAGTATAGCCCATAAACCTGAGGTTAAGCTTCTGGCTGTTAGAAGGAATGGCTGCCATAATATCTTTATATGTCTTGGCTTTTATTTCTATTACATCGCTATCGTAATATACTGAGTAGTTTGGACAGGAAAACTTAAAATACTGCATATTACCTGGATATAAGTAGCCTGCTGAGTTTTCCTTCGGAGGGTTTGGAAATACATTCGTATCTACCCACGATGCTGTTAAATTAAAATTTGCGCTAGACCTTGTATTAATATTAATTTTTACATTATCACAATTAACATCTAACTTTTTTACATCAGTTGCGGCAATCGCACTTATGCTGACGCAACTCGTAACCAAAACTGATAACAACAATAAAAACTTCACAGTATTGCCTCAACCAATGATTTAAGTCATTAACTATAAACCATAGTTTACGCTTGAGCAATTGGCATTACTCAGTATAGTGATCAATACGCTCTGATAGCTTCTCTGCAAACCGTGTGACAGTCAAGCTTGTATTTCGGTCAAACGCAGGTCGAATAAACGGGGTGGCGGGTTGATTGACTGTGCCGCGCTCGATAAAGTGCCAATATCTCGGATAAACTTTTTGTTTGGTACCTTTGCCTACATAAATCCCAACGACAGCGCCTTGAGCAAATTCGCCTTTATGCTCAGATTTAGGTAAGCGGCGTTTTTTAATGGCTGTTTTTAAAAGTCCGGGCTGTACTTCTACCTTTGTTCCGTTTGGATAGTACATCTCATGTGGTTCTTTGGCCTTTGCAGCAAGGGCTTTGGCATCTTTGACCATCGGTGTCAGTGCGTACATTGCTGCACTAAATAACGCCTTTCCCGCCAAGTCGTTGCCTAATTCTGCGAGCTTCTTATCAAGCTCATCAAGACCTTGGACAGTGATACTGCCGATGTCGTCGTCGCTCATGTTGTGGCCTTCAGCATCAATGTCATATATTCGAGGCCACTATTGGCATCAGGCAATGGGTCGCCGTCAATATCATAACGCAGACCATTATGCGATATTTGCATAGTGCTATTAATATCATTGCGATAGCGTAGTATGCAGCGTGCAGTAATATGGCTTCCTGAAGCTTGAGCGGTTAATACATCTTTGACGGATAATGGCTCAATTGATGCCCACAGTGTTCGCCAAGGCGTCCAGGTTGGTGTTGATACTGCGCCAGTGGGAGAGCGACCACTCGTTTGTTTATAGACTGTTATACGTTGTCTTAGCTTTGAGGCGCGCATGAGGGCTCCTAAGTAACGACAGGGGTGCGATATGGATAAAGTAAGGCAACCACTGGCTGGGGTAGATAGTTGCCATTGGTTGGGGCGGTGTTATCCACGTTGCGGTTATCATCGAAGTACCCAACCAGCATCAGAGCAGCCACTTTGATATCGTCATGTCCCGTTGCTGGTGTGTCTTTATCGATATAGCGATTGATAGCAGAGTCAGCTGCAGCGATATACATCGTCAGCGTGGCGTCATTAGCATCATCGTCATAGCGCAGATGATGTTTGACTTCCTCAAGTGTTACCCATGCCATCGTCATCCCCTTTTGTGTCGTCGTTCGCTGCTGGCGTTTTAGTAAATGGATTGTCACTAGCGTCACGCTTAGCGATAGCAGCGAGGCTAAAGTTCTGCTGCTGAATCATGGGGCTTTCACCACCAGACACAGCGGTATAGCCGATTTTGGCACGCGCTTCATTCGGTGATAGTATCGAGCCGCCGACCGCTTTGGTTAGATATTCCATTTGGCTGGACGAATCCATTCTTAACAGTCCGTCAAGACAAAACTCAGTTTCAACGCCATTTTCTAAATCCAAGTGCTCATTGAGTAGGTTTTCGATACTCTCAAGATAGTGCTGTAGGCAATCGCTATAGTAGATATCGTTATAGTCGCTCACTTTACCAGCGGGCGGTGGTGCCAAGCCGACTTTAAACGCCGGCACACTAAACGCGGTACATATAATCTCACCTGACAGCTTGAGTTGCTCAACCAGCTGCGCATCTTGTGCGGCGACCGATATCGCTTGGTACGTCACACCATCACTAAGCACAGCGGTGCGGCCTGTGCCAGTGCCAGAGTAATTTTTGTTCCACTTTTTGCTCATCTCTTCTGATGTTTCTTTGGTTATTGCCCCTGGTGTGACCAAAATACCTGATGGACGCGATGCATTAGCAAAGAAAGCATGAGCATTGCGCTGGATACTGACGCCTTGACTCGCTGATAGGGCGCAAGCCGTAATAGGAGACAGGCCAACTAATGGGTGATAAAAGCAGTTAAAGCGGTCATGAATGATCTCAGACGCGGGCACAATAATGTCATCAGCTAAGTTAAACAGTCTATCGCGGCGCACTTGATAAAACACATTGCCATTTGGGTCAACAAGTGGCTTCACGCGCTCAGAGTTTAAGATAAGCAGCTGCCATATATCACCATATATGTCACGCACCTTCCACACATAGGTATTGCCGTGTGCCGTTTTTTGTGAGGCCCAGCATTCAAAAAACTGCTGCGTGTTTTGGTAGTGGTTTGGTTTGGCCAGTAGCTTATTGGCGCGGCTTTTTGTTTCTTGACTGACGCCTGAGACATTTTTTTTGGTCTTTATTTTGAGCTTGCCAATATCGCGAGTAATGAGTGACATACAGGCAAATACGGCATGATGGCGCATCTGTTCGTTTTTACTGACTTCAATTTCTTCATTTCGTTGCCATGCGCCGGTGAATGGCTCATGTATCGTGTGCCAAACATCACCATTGACAGCCTGGGCGGTGTTTGCTGATTTTTTGCCAGCTATCCAATCAATAAACTTGCCCATAATGTTTACTCGTCGTCGGTTTTGGTGTCGGTTTTGGTACCTTCATTGGTGAGGGTACCATCGTCAGTTTTGTCTTTAGATTTAGATTTTCGCTTGGGTTTGGCGGGTGGTACCGCTTTTGCAAATCCAGTCACGATCAAAATATTACCTTCAAATTCGGTAACGTTATCGACCATACCTGCTGAGCCGTTGGGGGCGTCTTTGATGTATTCAATATCCATAATTAACCTCGTTTTTTAAGAGTAGATACGGATAGCGAAGGAATGGCACTACCAATACCTACTCGTAAAAAATCCCAGCGCTATGACTGGGATTTTGGTTAGCTATCATTTTATATGGTTAGCTATTGTTTACGGGATAACGTTCGTGTAGTTAATATAAGATGCGGCTGTGACACGGCGTTTTGCCCATGTCATGTGACGCTCAGCACGAATTGCGGTCATGTTTTGCTGCCACAAGTTAACGAGGGTCGATGCCCCCATATCAATGGTCGCTTGGTCACTAAATGCAATCTCAACCGCGCCATCATCAGCCAAATAAAGCTCAGACGGTTTGATAAGTGCAATGACATCAGTGGCTGTCTCAGATTCGATGACTGGTAGACCTTTTAAAGTCTTTTGACCGAATGGCGCATCCATACCGCGATAATACGGATTGCCAAGCGCATCGCGCAGTTCACTCATATCACTTGCGCGGGTCTCACTCATCACATAATACGCGCCGTTTAGCGACAAGTTATTGCTAATAAATGTAGCGCGTAGGGCAGCAAGGTCGGCATTATACTCGGCAACGCCAACGCCAGTATGGTCAATCTTGGTGGCACCGTTTAGAACACCGGCTGGACGCTTATCAGTCTGGGCCGCCGTATCAATAAACGTGTTATCAATAAGTGTGGCACATGCTTCGATCATGTCATCGCGGAGCATCTGATCAGTTCCGGGTGATGCTAGTTTAAGTAAGTCATCAGTACGAACAACGATACCAGCGAGTTTGTGGTGGTCGATTTTGACAGATGTAAATGTTGGGTTCGTAGCTGGCTTTGCTTCACCTTCGCCGACCCAAGCTGCCACACCGCCAGATGCAAGACCTGGGATTTTTGCGTTAAAAGGCGCTTTACGCATCATAGGCGCCAGTTTATCAACGATTGTTTGAGCTCGTAGTAACTCGATGAACTCCCCAGCGAGCTGATTTTCAATGATTAAATCGCTTGAATTGCTGGTATCAAGTACGACCGCCTTTTCTAGCGCTTGTATGACACGTGGGTCCATGCCTTGCGACTTGGCGATGTCGATGGGGCTGACATAGTTGCCCTGCTTTTGTTGCAGTACGGCCAAAGCTTTTGCTTTTGTTAGCTGCGCAAAGCCGATGCCTTTTTCGGCGTGATTTGGCTTAACTGTTATGCCTTTATCGGTTTGCGTAGGGTCTTTTGCACCTTCAGCGCTTGCATTCGCTTGCGCGGCGTTTTCACCGCCTGCGGGTGTGGCGTCTTTTTGCGCATCGGCGGCATCTTTGATGATTTCGTCGACGCGGTCGAGATTCTTTTGTAGCTTTGCGATGTCATCATCAATCGCTTGTATCTGCGATTCTTCATCTTCATTAGTACTGCGATCTTCATCGAGTGATTTTTTGAGGATGCCAGTCTTAAGTCCTTTTTTAGACTTAATCGTGGCAAGAATCTGTGCGCGGCGTTGTTCCCAGGTCATATGGGTTCTCCAATTTTAATTAACGGTATGCTGCCCCGATTTGGGTCAACTAAGGTGATGGTTTTGGATTTTTGCGCTACTGGCTCATGATTAGCCAATGGCGCGGTTTTAACGCTTTTAGGTGTGGTTGTATCGGCCGTAGATTTTGGCGGCGTATCAATAGGGTTTTGAGCGTCCAAAAAAGCTTGCTTGATATTTTTTACGCTGGTTATCTTTCCATCAGGGTTTGCAGGGATAGTAACGGCTGATAACTCGTACCATTCCCACTCTTTGATGTGTAGGCCGTAGCTGTCATCAAGGTATTGGTACTCAAGCAGGCGAAAGCCAATAGACAAGCCCTTGACCAGCCCAGACTTGATAGACTGCCATGCCTCATCAATGCGATTTTTAAGCGGCCCGTCGTCCTCAATTTTGACGATGGTTGCGGTGATCTCAATGCCATCACTGGTGACCGTAGCGGCGGTGACTTCACCAATAGGCTCATTGTGCTTGTGCTGCCACAATAACGGCATGGGCAGGGCAAACTGTGCGCCTTCCATGTCCATGATGTCGTTGTCACGGTCCTGTTTGGGAGTGGAAGCAATGCCAGTGATGGTGCGGGTGTCACCGTCCTCGCTAATCTCTTTGACTTTTAAGGTGCTGTAGGCTTTGGTCATAGTGAGTCTCGTTATAAAATTTGGGCAAAATAAAACCGCCCTTATCGGCGGTCTTTTATATGTTTGGGTTGTATTCTGGCAATGGCGGGCTTTTATTTGGCAGCGGTAGTGGCGGTCTGTAAGTGCCATTGCATTTCTGGGTAAACTCTTTGAGTTTGATTATTGCACCATCAAAACTATCAGTTTTCTGCAGAAATATTACATGCCCAGTAAGTAGATGAGCATAAACACCCATCTCACCTTTATCTAAATTACGATTGATATTTAAATGTGATAGCTGGATGATGTTAATAGCGGTGGTATTTAATAAAACGACTCTACACATAATCAAATCCTGGATGTAAAAAACCCACCGATTGGTGGGTTTTATGTGCTTTATTTTTTAAACTTAGTTAGTTTTTATTTCTTTTGCATAGAATGAGCCAAACTTACCGTCTATAGTAAATTCCGCAAGATCACCATCGTACGATATAAATTCAGCGTAAATAGGTTTATCATCAAGGGTGTCATGTGGCATAACCCAATAGCGCTTATGCTTTATTAACTCACCATTAATATTATCGATATCTTGTTTAATCACTCTCCCATATTGTTTTTTTATCCAGTCTTTTCGATTATTAAGGTCGCTATAAAATACTTCTAACCGCTTTGTCTTTCCTGAATGCCACTCTATAGCCATATTTATAGCATTTTCATTTATGGCCATAATAGAAGGAGAGTGGTCAGCTGACATACTTCCTTGAAATTCTGCTAAGGCGAACTTCAAAGCAGTTTGTTCAATCTCCTCAAACGTTACATCTATACTCATTGCATCACACTCCATGTTAAAACATCGTTTTGATTGAATTAACTTATGTTGGGGGCGTGATTTATAATTCAAGAGTTTAGATGAAAAATAGCGCTGGTCCATCTGTGTTAGGCGCTTCAGGATTAAGGCTCATCAAGGCGACCCCATTCAGCATGCCAATGACAGGATCAATCTTTGCGGTACCAGATTCAGCTTTACTAATCATCGTGCCACTACCGCGCACCACGGTACGAGAGTTGCCCACACACCACGCCATCATATCTTGGTCAGCGTGTAGTAAGTGCTTTCGCGCGATTTTGTTTTCTGAAGTTTTGATATAGCCTGCCATCTTAAAGCCTTGGCTAACCCCAATAAGCTTGTCCTCAGGTATTTCTACAGCAGTCAGCTCTTCAATCAGCGTGCCAATGCCGAGCGGGTCAAGCCCGATACTGTCAAGTTTGCCGCTGTCATGTATTTGCTTGCATAGCTGAGCGACTTGCTCAGACTCATCACCGATGTTTTTTACAATGATAAGGTCGCCGTCTTTCTCGAACCCTTTTAGCGTTGGGGCGATAGACATGCGGCGTTCTAAAGCAATTGTATGACACCAAGCGCGGGTCCATACCCACCA